GAAGAATATCTAAAAGTGTGGGTAAAAGAACCTACATGGATAGAAGTTGATAAAGCCATTAATACATTAATGAAAATAGATGCTAAAAGCCAAGATGTTCAAATTGATATGAACGCTATGTTTAGGTATATGGTTGAGAACTTCATCGTAAAGACAGAACCCAACCTATCAGCAATTGATATTCTAAAATTAACTCCTTATGTTGGCAACCAACTCAAGGATATTCTTCCTAATCCTCTAGAGGACACACAGGAGGATGAACAAAAAAACGATTAATTAGGGAGGCAATAAGAGGTGGGGAATGTTCTCCACATCTTTCCTCTCAATTAGTTGTATATAGTTTAGCAACAGCATTTTCAATTAGTCCGTTAGAAGTATATCAGATGCCATGTTCTTTGGTTACTGATATGCTTAGAATACATTTTGAAATGAAACGCCTAGAAGCAGAAGAAGTAGATAAACTTGATAAACAGTATCAGACTAAGATGAACAGAAGGTAATAGCATGAGCGAGGTTATTAAAAACTTAGATTCCACTCTAGGTCGTTTAGAACAAACCATGCTTTCTATCTTAGGAACATTAGATAAGAGGGCTTTTAGAAAAGCCAATAAACTGTTACAAGACCAGTTAGAAAAAACTGAAAAATTAAACAAAGTAAAAGAGGAGCAATTAAAAATAGAAGAGAAACGAAAAAAGATTGCTGAGTTCTATGCTAAGAACAATACCGAAGAAATAAAAAAAGTAGATGGATTGACTAAAAGAACTCAAATACTTAACTTAACTCTTGGTAAATTAGCAGAAGAACAAGGACTTGCCAAAAAAGAAAATGTAAAGTTTGGTCTAAGCCTTGAAAATATGAATAAGTATGTAGAACAAGGAGGAACTAAATTAGAATTTTTAGCACTATTCATGACTTCTGCATCAGAACAAATGCAAATTTTTGGTTTTGAAGCGGTTGCTGTTAGAAGAGTTATGTATGGGTTTCTTCCTAGAGGTGCTTTTAGATTAGTTAATCAACTTGCTACAACCTTCAATGGCGTTGGTAGTGTTTTAAGAGGACTTGGCGAAGACGGTGAAAAGACTTCGGGAGTATTAGGTAACTTAGTAAAGATATCAAAGAAAACTTTAGGTTTTAAGTTTGTAGATAAGAAGAAAAAGAAAGAGGAAGATGGTTCAACCGATGATGCTTTTGGTGGATTATTCAGTATGTCTACTAAACAAACTAAACAGGCAATAAAAAATATAAAAAAAGCAGAAAAGGCTTCTAGAAAAGAAAAATTAAAGTCTCAGAAATTAGATGCTAAGAATGCTAAGTTTAGACTAAAACAAAAAATAAAAGACGAAAAAGCGGCAAGAGACAAAGTAAACGAATACAGAACTGCCGCAGAAAGAGCATTTGTTAAACAGTCTGGTAAATTTGGGGCTTTGGGCGATACTAGAACATTAGAAGAATATAGGCAACAACAAGAAAAATTTGTTCAAGAATCACTAGACCAAGTAAGGGCGCAACCCGGTAGTCAGTTAGCAAAGCGAGAATCTGCTCTTAAAAAAGCAAGCGGTAGAGTAAAAGACCAAAAAAAGCAACATGAGCAAGCGGCTAAAGCATTAGAAGACACCCAAAAAAATAGTCCTTTTAGAAAGAGGGCAAGAAAAATACAGAAATTTACCACAAGTATGCTAGGAACAATTCGACAAGTATTGACTTCAGCAGGTAAATTTATGTTTATGGGATTATTTATAATAATGGGAATAATAGTTGTCTTGAAATCACTTGGCCCTACTATATTCAAGGCAATCAAAGCGGCTATTGACTTTGCTAAACCAGCGTTTGAATTTATTTTTGAAGCATTTGGAACAATATGGGAAGGACTTACTGAAATATTTGACGGTATATTTGGTGATGGTGGGTTAGATAAAGCACTATCAGGAATAATAAAAGTAGCGTTTGGAATATTGAAAGTTGTTGTTGGTATTCTATATGCTGTTGCTTTGCTCGCTATCGGGTTTATCGGTAATTTCATCGGTGGCCTTTGGTCTTCTTTTACAGGTTGGCTTGTAAAGTTCCTGAATGGTGGAAATAAAATAGCAAGAACAGTAGTTCTAATAGCGACAATAGCGGCAGGAATAATTGCGGCTATCATGGGTGCGCCTGTTTTAATTATAGCAGGAGTTATGGGTGTAGTATTTGCTGCGGCAAAATTCCTATCAAAGAAAATAAAGAAAATACCCGGTTTTTCAAAGGGAGGAGTGTCCTCCGGAGGAATGGCTCTTGTTGGAGAAAAAGGCCCAGAATTGGTTTCTTTACCAGCAGGTTCTAGAGTCCATAACAATAGAGAAAGCAGAAATATGGCAAAAAAAGGAACTGTTAATAATTACAACACATTTAACATCCATGTTAATCCTAAAGATTTAAGTGACCCGGAAATGAAAAAGATAATTGATAGGATAAATAAAGAAATGCGAACAAAATTAGGTATAAGAACATCACTATGAGGTAATTAAAATGTCTGAATATTATGTGTTTCTAAAAACAAATGTCTATTCTGCTAACAATTTAACGGGCAGTAATATTATTCCTTTGAGAGTAAATACGGTAAATATAGGAGTGCAAAAATCAAATCCGAGTTTTAATGTTCCCTTTTCCGGTTTAGTTACAGGAGAGTCTGAAACAATAGCACTAGACTTAGGTATGGCTTCTAAAACCGTCCAATTGAGTGGTTTTATTAATGATACTACATTAAAAAGACAATTTAAGGATGACGATACTCCTAGAGTTCTAGAGTTTACAGCACAAGAAACTGCACAATTGATTGCTAGTGGTGTAGATTCTACAGGTATTGCAGAATATCAAGCGTTTAGTGAACTGGTTATTTTAATACCTTCTAATGTAGATTCTAATTATGTAATGAGAAGTTCCGGTATTGGTTCTTTGGGTGAACTAATACCGTTTAACTTTGCTTCTAGAGGTGGAGCAAACTCATTAGATAATACTCTAGTTCCTTTGCCTACTTCTACTTTTCCAGATTCACAAAACGATAAAGGGATTTCCGGTTTTATTAGTTCTTTTGATTTTACTTTAGATGGAGAAACAACAGAAATTGCATTCAATATGACTTTTGAATTAGCCGCACCATTAATACCTTGAGGGATAACAATGTATCAAGTTTACACAGGAAAACAAAGAAGTTTGATATTTCCTATTATGTGTAATGGGTTTGCTACATTGTCTTATTCCGATAATATTCCCGGAGATGTTAAGTTAGGCGTTTGGGATATAGAGGGTTCTTTTACCTTTGAAACTATCATAACCCCATATGAAATAAACGGGTATCAAAGTGAATCGAATAATTCTCCTCCTTCTATAGTAAACTCACAGAAAATATATCCTAAGACATTTGCTACAATTTCTGAATCAGAAGGAGAAATATATTTACCAAAAGCAAGCAGGAAAAGTCATGAGATGATGATTTTTTACAACGATAACTTTCAAATAAGTTTGGTAAATAATTCTACTATCTTAGAAAATAGTCCAGCAAAATATTTTATTAGAACTAGGATAAAAGTTGCAGCAAATAATATACAAGTAGTAGATACTCCGATTGCTATTTCTGCATCCACTTCCCACCAATATTCTTTTACTACCACAAATTTAAACGGAGAAAATTTACCTACTGATTTTGCAGCAGCAAACATTGATGCAAATATTAGCGGATTCAACAGTTTAGGCCAAAAAGAGTTTGATTTACTTGCTGTAGCAAATAGCGTAAATACATCCTTTGGAACAACAACCATAGGTATTGTAGAAAATAGCGGAAGATGGTCGGGTCAATTTCCTAGCACACAATTTTTTGTAGGTCAAGAAATATTTACAAGAAGTGGAACCACATATACTTCTATAGGGACGATTCTATCTGTTGGTAGTGGTAGTTTTACTATAGCAGCAAATACAGGACTCCCATCACCTTTCTTTGATTTATTTGTTAGGAGTAGATTAGAACCTACTTACATAAATAATTCATTTCATATTGCTTGCACATATAATGGAATAGAGCATGTTCTTGAATTGTATATTAATGGTCTAAATATCAAAAGACAGGAATTAACTGTTGCCGCTTCGTCTGATAGATTTTCTTTTTCCTCAACAGATTGTTTTATTGGTTCTAACGGAACTGGTTCTTATGGGGCTAATTCAGCGACAACAAATAAACAATTTATGGGAGAACTGCATGAGTTAGCAATATCAAATACCTATAAAAATAAAATAAACGGTTTAACTAATTTATTACCAAACCTAGATAGCACAATGCTTTATCTTAGATTTGAAGAGGTGGATGAGTAATGGCTACTGCTATAGGAATTCCAAATGTTGGAAGCAACAATCTTTCTGCTCTTCATCTTAAAGTCTCTAATAATGTTCCAACTAATCCCAAGATATTCAATAATACTGGGACTCTTGTTGGAGATAGAATCTTTACTATAATATACCCAGAAGGAACTACAAATGAAAATGTAGAATATTTTGGAGGTGCAGTAGCAGCATATACTAATTTAGCAAATACAGAAGGATATAAGATAAGTTGTTATAAAGAACAAAACACCACAGGAATTCTAGTTAATCCTACTGACTTTAACACTAGAGATTATTTTGTATTAGTTCATTCAGAAGACCACCTAAGACACCATTTTGCTAAAATTACTCAAATTACTAAAGATGATGTATTGGGGGATTCATTTGAGTTTGAGCCAAGACTAGGCGAAGAAATAACCAGTGGCTCTAGTTTTAGAATATTTAAGGGGCCATTAAAGACATCATCTATTATTGCATGTTCTTTTGGACTAAAAAGAGAAATCATTCAACAAGATACATTGTTTTTATCTAGACCTCAATTTTATTTCTTTAACGAAAAATTAGATAAAAAGAATGAACTAGACCATGAAACAAAATATTTTTTAAGACAAAGTTACTCTCAAACCGCTACTATTACTTTTAATGTAGCGACATCTAGGAGAGCGTTTTTAACCACTGATTCTTTTGGAAAGGCTTTGATAGACCAAAGTAAATTTAGCATGAAAGTTACTTTAACAGATGTTTTAAAAAATAATGATGAAGATTCTTCTACGAGTAACGAGGGCTTTACCTATACAGAAGATAGAGGAGACTATTCTCTATACTTAGCACATGCTAGAAGAGATTCTGATGATAGGGCAAAAAATGGAAGTTCATACATCAAAGACAATAATGGGCCTTACCGCTATCTTTCATATGGTTTTTCACCACAAAAAAATAATCTATTATATAATGTTATTAATTCCTCGACATCATCAGCAATAGGTGGAAGAAGCGGAATAAGTGAAACTCTAATAGCCGATAGTCACAAAATTATATCTAAAAAAGTAAAGTCTCATGTTAGAAAAGAAATCAGACATAGGGTTTTTACAGCAGAACTAGACGAAATAAAAGAACTTCCCCTTACTATTACTTCTCATAGTGTTGTAAGTAATAATTTTACATTAGTTATAGCAGGAGCAGATGATTATTTCGTGACAAATGACCAAATAAAAATAAATAATAATTTTTACATAATCGAGACTATATCTAATACTGCGATTGTTTTACGAAGCACAGATACTTCAGGTAATAATTTATTCGTTAGGACATCCGGGGAAGGAATTTACACTTCTGTTACTAGCCCTACATTTAGTTCTACTGATAAAATATATCGTAGGGCTTTCTCTTCTACTAAAGGCAATTTAATTACGAATTTTAAATTAGTAAATAATAGAGAAAAAAGAATGAAATTGAGATTTAATGGTAATGCTTTTCTTTTATTAGACGCAGATATTACTGCTATAGACCCAATTAAAAAATTAGCAACGGTTAGTTTTGATAAAGAAGGATATGATAGTAATGTTATAAAATACATTGACGGTTCTTATAGTATTGAAATTGTTAGGTTTATTGGGGAAATAGAAGAAATAGATAACTACAAAGAAAATGGTCAAACATTTATGTCTATAAGGGCAAGAGATGGATTTAATAAGTTATTATCACCAGTAATAAATAAAAACTATGCTTTGAGCGAAGATATGATTTATTCATCTAAATCTCCTTATAATCGTCTTTCCCCTATTTCTACAGGCTCTTTATCACTGACATGGACTTTTGGGACTACATCAATCAATTTGGGAGTCGGGCAACCAAGTATGACGGGAGGAGCAAGTAATTATGTTGCTAATATGACAGGAAAGAGACTTTTTAGCGGCACTACTATTATCGGAACTATAAGTGGTTTCTCTCTTGATGGTAGCAATAATGTAATAGTAAACATAAGTCCTGCTGAATCAACGGGTAATTCTGAAAATTTATATGTAGAACTGACTAAAAACTATATATTTAACAAAGCACTTAGTAGTAATTATACCGCTAGTTTGAAACCAACATCATTAGAAGGCCTTTCAGGTAAAGGAATAATATTCAATAGCGGATTCACTATTGCTGCTAATGGTTCGGAAGGTTCTTCGCTACCAAATACTTCCCAAAATACTAACCCAAAGGCAATTGGTTACGATATTTTTCATCCACATTCAGTAGGGGAGGATTTTTCTTTCCAAACCCAACTAAAAGATGAACAAGAAAATACTTTCTCTAATTTTGACACAATAAATACCTTAATAGATTTTGAAGTATGTAATGTTAGTAAAAAAGAAAATGTTACATCTATACAACTAGCACCCTACATACCAGTAACATTAGGAAGAAAAGAGCAAAACCATTCTGTGGGAACAAACAATGCTTTTGTAGAAATAGGAGATATAGAACTAA